AGAGAAGATATAATTCGTGCCTTGATTGCTCAAGCTCATGGTAACATTCAACTGCACAAAACAAACATAAAAGTCTATCTATCTAATCCAGCGGGAATAGGAGAGCATTCTGATATTCTTGAGGCTATTCAGGGTGAACTTGATAAGATATCAGTTCACAGAGACAGAATAGAAATACTGGAAGAGATTGACGATGACCAATATAATACAGTTTCCCGGTAACCCATCCATACATGAAGAGCCTGATTTAGACCCAAAAGAAATGCTGGGCGTTCTTCGGGAAGAAGTAACTATGACAGAAGCCATGGTTATCGGATGGACAGACGAGGGAAATTTGTTTATGGCTACATCTCATGGCAAAGCGCCCGATATGGTCTTTTTGTTAGAGCTTGCCAAATCAGTTTTACTAAACAGATGCGTGTCTGATGAATAACACTGCGTTAGTTATGAGCAAGATATCTCAGTTGCCTGTAGAGAAAAGGCAAGAGATTATTGGTCTACTAGAAGAACTGGAAGAAGCAAAGGCTAAGGAGTCGTCTAGAACGGACTTCATAACCTTTGTCAAAAGAATGTGGCCCTCATTTATTGCTGGGCGTCATCACAGCATCATGTCGGATGCGTTTGAGCGTGTGGCAAACGGAGAACTAAAGCGGTTAATTATCAATATGCCGCCACGACACACCAAGTCGGAGTTCGCATCATATCTGTTTCCTGCATGGTTTCTTGGCAGATACCCAGAGAAAAAGATTATTCAGACGGCACACACTGCGGAGCTTGCCGTGGGCTTTGGTCGTAAGGTTAGAAACCTAATCAACCAAGAGGACTTTCAGGAGGTGTTCCCCGGAATATCTCTTTCCGCAGACTCAAAGGCCGCTGGTCGTTGGAATACAAATAAAAAAGGAGACTACTTTGCGATTGGTGTCGGCGGTGCAGTTACTGGTAAAGGTGCTGATGTTCTCATTATTGACGACCCACACTCGGAACAGGAGGCGGCACTGGGGGCTTACAACCCAGAAGTATACGACAAAGTTTACGAGTGGTACACATCAGGGCCAAGACAGAGACTACAGCCGGGAGGGGCGATAATAATCGTTATGACCCGCTGGTCAGTGCGTGACTTGACGGGGCAGATAATTAAATCAGCCACACAAAGAGAGGGTGCAGATGAGTGGGAGGTAATCGAACTTCCGGCAATTCTTCCTTCAGATGAACCACTGTGGCCTGAGTTTTGGCCCTTAGACCAGCTACAGGCACTAAAAGCAGAACTGCCTGTATCGAAGTGGTCTGCACAGTATCAGCAAGACCCCACAGCAGAAGAAGGGGCGTTGATTAAGCGAGAATGGTGGCAGGAATGGGAATATGAGAACCCGCCACCGTGCGAAGCAATTATACAAAGTTGGGACACAGCGTTTTTGAAAACGCAACGAGCGGACTACTCTGCCTGTACAACATGGGGCGTGTTTCATCATCCCAACGAAGATGGCGAAACAGTACCTAATCTAATTTTGCTAGACGCCTACAAAGAGAAACTGGAGTTCCCAGAATTAAAACGTGCCGCGTATGATAAATACTGGGAATACGAACCCGACCAGATGGTCGTAGAGAAAAAGGCTTCTGGTGCGCCTTTGATTTTTGAGCTTAGGGCCATGGGTATTCCTGTCACAGAGTTTACACCATCCCGTGGACAGGATAAGATAGCAAGGGTTAATGCTGTCAGCGACCTTTTTGCTTCCGGTGTAATATGGTGTCCAGCCACAAGGTGGGCTGAGGAAGTTATTGAGGAGTGCGCGGCATTTCCTGCGGGAGAGAATGATGACTTGGTTGACTCAACAACACAAGCATTACTGAGATTCCGTCAGGGTGGTTGGATTAGAAGCTCTATGGATGATTGGGATGACGAACAAACATACAGACGACCAGTTGAATATTACTAAAAAATTTACATTGCGTTATGTCTCCCATAACGAAGTGAAAAAGTATCAAGAAGAAGGCTGGAGGGTAGTCTCTGACTTTGCAGGCTCCCATCACGCTAGGTATTCTGTTATCATGCAAAAGGACGACTAACTCAGGAATTTATCATGGCTGTAGAAAAACAAATGTCTCCTGCTGAATTAGAGATGGCAGGCACAGGTGAGGTTGAAGTTGAGGTTGTAAATCCAGACGCTGTTGGCATCTCCGTTGAGGGTGAGTCAATGGTTATCGACTTCACTGGCGAAATGGCTGAAGAGATTATGGGGCCAGAGCATGACGGTAATCTCGCTGAATTTATTGAGGACGCTGAATTACAAGCATTAGCGTCTGAAATCGTTGATGATTTTGTGGCGGATAGACAGTCTCGCAAAGAGTGGGCAAGGTCTTACGTCAAAGGATTAGACCTTCTTGGTATGAAAATAGAGGAGCGCACACAGCCTTGGGCTGGTGCGGCTGGTGTGTTTCACCCTGTCCTGACTGAAGCAGTCGTCCGCTTTCAGGCTCAGGCCATGGGTGAGATATTCCCTGCGTCTGGCCCTGTAAGAACGAAGGTCGTTGGTAAGCGCGACCCAGAAAAAATGGAGCAGGCCACTCGCGTTGAAAACGAAATGAATTATCTTCTGACTGAGGAGATGAGTGAGTATCGTGATGAAACAGAACAAATGCTGTTTCGTTTGCCTTTAGCAGGCTCTGCTTTCAAAAAGGTTTACTACGACCCAATCAATGAGCGTCCTGCGGCAATGTTTGTCCCTGCGGAAGACTTTGTTGTTTCTTATGGCGCGGCTGATTTAGCCACCGCACCTCGTTACACTCACGTTATGAAGAAGACGCCAAATGAGATTATTGAGCTTCAGGTTAATGGCTTTTACCTTGATGTTGAGTTACCTGACCCAGAGCCAGACTATTCAGACATCCAAGAAAAGTATGATGAGATTGATGGCGAAACCGCCGTTTTGGAGGAGGATGACAGACACACCATTCTTGAGGTTCACGCTGACCTAAATCTGCCAGAGCCTTTCGATGACCCAGATGGCATAGCTCGTCCGTATGTTGTAACCGTTGATAAATCCAGTTTGACAATTTTGTCTATAAGGAGGAACTGGTATGAAGAAGATATTAAGAAGCGTAAAAGAGCGCACTTTGTTCACTACCGATACTTACCGGGACTTGGGTTCTACGGAACAGGTCTTATTCATCTTATTGGTGGTCTTGCTAAAAGTGCCACAAGTATTCTGCGCCAACTTATTGATGCGGGTACACTCTCTAATCTCCCCGCTGGTCTTAAAGCTCGCGGACTGCGTATTAAAGGTGACGATTCGCCTCTCATGCCGGGTGAGTTCCGTGACGTGGACGTGCCGGGGGGTGCAATTAGGGACTCGATTGCATTCCTTCCTTACAAGGAACCATCATCGGTATTATACCAACTGCTCGGAAATATCGTGGAAGAGGGGAGAAGGATTGGCTCCGTTGCTGATGTACAAGTTGGAAACCTCAACCCGCAAGCTCCGGTCGGAACTACGCTCGCGTTGATGGAGCGTTCCATGAAGGTGATGTCTGGTGTACAGGCCCGCCTTCACGCCGCCCTTAAAAAAGAACTAAGAATATTGGGCAAAGTAATCAAAGACTATATGGGTCCAGAATACTCATATGAATTAGAGGGTAACTTTAATCGTCAGGAGGATTTCGATGATAGGGTTGATATTATCCCGGTTTCAGACCCCAACGCCGCAACCATGTCGCAAAGAGTCGTGCAATATCAAGCGGCTATGCAACTTGCTCAACAGGCTCCCAATCTTTACAACATGGGTCAGTTGCATCGTCAGATGCTCGAAGTGCTTGGAATCAAAGACGCCGACCAAATCGTAAAGTTGCCAGAGGATGTCGCGCCGTCTGACCCAGTTACAGAAAACATGGCTATCTTGAAACAAGAGCCTGTAAAGGCATTTAAGTATCAAGACCATGAGGCACACATTCAGGTTCACATTGCCGCCGCACAAGACCCCAAGCTACAGGAAATTGTAGGTCAGTCTCCTTTTGCTGGCGCAATACAAGCCGCCCTTTCAGCGCATATAACGGAACACGTTGCGTTTCAGTACCGCAAAGAAATTGAGAAAAATCTTGGCGTTGGTATGCCCAATGAGGACAAGCCTCTTCCAGAAGATGTTGAGATTGAAATTTCTCGCTTGGCGGCGCAGGCGGCAGACAAACTGCTTAATAAGAATCAGGCAGAGGCCGCGCAAGAACAAGCCATGCAACAACAGCAAGACCCACTTACACAGATTCAACAGCGTGAAATTGCCCTTAAAGAGGCTGAGTTCCAGCACAAACAACAGCTTGACATAGCCAAGCTACAAGCAGATATGGATAAGTCACAGGCAAATGTTGCTGTTCAAGAGGAAAGAATTGAGTCTGAAGAGCGGCGTGATGGCGCAAGGCTTGGCGTTGATTTAGCTAAGACTCGCTATCAGGGACAGCGTGAAGATTTAAAATACGGCATTGAGCTTGGTAAAGAACTAACAGAGGAGATAAATGATGTTGGAAGTGATAAAGGATAAAATTCGAGTTTATATGAATGACATAG